GAAGCAACTCTTCGAACTAAAATAAACGAGGCCAAGGCCGAAGTTTCGATAGCCACTTAAGCGCTATCAAAAATCAATTTTTTACTACAGGATACCTTGCGCTCTTTTTAAAAAAGAGCTATAGATTAATCACTATACAAATTTTAAAAAAAATAAGTGTAGACGCGTATAGTCGACATTCCCTAGGGACTACATTTATTATATTCTAGGAGGAATATAAATATGGCAAATACAACGTTTAAGGGAACAGTAAGAGCAGAATCTGGTCTTAAAGTTACCACACAAGCCGCTTCAACTGGTGTCTACACTGATGATTTTTCAGTTAGTTCAGCAGGTATTTTAACAAGAAGACAACCAGCAATTCTTGTAGATTGGGATTACATTTCATGTCCAACTCCAATTGTTTCAACACTTACAGGAGCAGGCGGAGCTGATGGCGTATTAGCAGCTGGTGAATTGTTCAGTATGCTTTGGCCAAATACAACTGGTCAAGTGTGTCCATCACAATGTAGTGTTGTGGGTGCACATACAGTCGCTGCAAGTGGTTTTTTTGTAGAAGGTACAATTCCAGCAACAGATACAAACGCTACAGTAGCAGGTTTAAATCTTCAAGGTGATGCTGCAAGTGCAGACAACACAGGTCTTGAAATTGTATTCGGTGGTACACAATTTGGTGGATATGGTGCCTGTACAATTGGTACTCATGCACTGACTTTTGATGCAACATTCAACAGTGTTGACTGGTCGGATCAAGATGCAGTTACAATTGGGTTTAGAAAAGTAGAAGAATTTGAAATCGGTCATGGAGCAATATTAGCAGCAGCATCAGGTGATGCTCTCTACACTGACTTTGTGGCATTTGGGTGTCAATCAGCAGATGATGTTCAAATTGCAAGTAGACTTAATGATGGTACAAGTTCATATACTGATTCAACTGACGCAACAGCAGCAAGTAAAAATCACAGATTTAAAATTACTGTGAGTTCAGCAGGTGTGGTAACATATCAACACATTGGCGCTGCAGTTATGGACGCAGGTACATTAGCTGCTCCATCTTCAACAGAAGCATTTACGTTTGATGATGGTGATACAGTAGTACCTTATCTTACTGTTCAAAGTACAAGTGCAAATTCTGCAATCTTGGTGAAGAGTCTTAAAATAACTCGTACACCAGGAACTAAGTTCACAGACTAATAAACTTTAAGATGGGGCTTCGGCCCCATCTAGTATTCTTGATTAAGGAGGGAATATGGCAAATACAATAACAGGACCAGAAGTTCTACAAGAAAACGATAAACGAGTAGTAATAAAAATAGTTATAGAATCAGATGGTAGCACAAGCACAACGGTATTTTTTGATTCTTCAGCACGTACTGTAGCAGGTGTTGCACAACTCGGAGCTTTGCAAAGAATTTGGTTTGCATGTGATTCTGGAGATGGCGGCGATTCACACGCTCGTTTAGATTTTGAAGATTCAGATGGAGATAGACCTTTGCTTGGTTTAGTCGGAACAGGTTATTGGGACTTTAGAGAGTTTGGTGGATTACCACCAAGCACCGATGCTAATACAAACGGTGATATTAATGTTGTGATACCGAGTCAAGCGGATGACGGTAACATGTACACAGTTGTAGCAGAGTTTATTAAAACACCTGCATAAGGAGGTAGCATATGGCTAACACTACTTCTGGAACAGTAACATTCGACAAAACATTTGCTGTAGACGAAATCATTGAAGAAGCCTACGAGCGAATTGGCTTACAAGCTGTTTCAGGATATCAATTAAAAACAGCAAGACGTTCTTTAAACGTCATGTTTCAAGAATGGGGCAATAGAGGTTTGCACTACTGGGAAGTAGGCGATACCAATATTGATCTTGTTGAAGGTCAAGCAGAATATATTTTTTACAGAGCAACAGGAGATGGTACTTCTGCAACAACAGCTGGAGGAACCACAGGAACATCTACTTATGGCATTGCTGATGTTTTAGAAGCAACTTACCGAACGGGTAGAGGCACAACTTCTGAAGCGGATTCTGCTTTAACAAAAACAGACAGAGCTACGTATTCTGGTTTAGCTAATAAATTATCTAAAGGAACACCCTCTAGATATTTTGTTCAACGATTAGTAGACAAAACAACAGTCACTTTATATCCAACACCTGATTCAACAGCAGCAGCAAAAGATGTTCACATTTTCTTTGTTAAAAGAATTCAAGACGCTGATGCAACTTATACTGATGCAACGGATATACCTTATCGTTTTGTCCCTTGTATGGCATCAGGATTATCATTTTATTTAGCACAAAAATTTGCACCACAAAGAGTGCAAGAATTAAAATTATTATATGAAGACGAATTAAAAAGAGCCTTGGCAGAAGACGGATCTTCTACAAGCACTTATATAACTCCGGAGTCTTATTACCCGAGTGGATAATTATGGCATTTGCAAGAGGAAAATACGCTAAAGCGATCTCAGATAGAAGTGGAATGGAATTTCCCTATAATGAAATGATTAGGGAATGGAATGGTTCTTTTGTTCATAAATCTGAATATGAAGCACGACATCCTCAAGATGGGCCAAGACCCTATGGTGCAGAAGGACATGGTTTAAGACATGCAAGACCAGCAAGAACTGAAAATACAGTTGTTACAATATTAGGACCTGATCCTTTTGAAACTATTTCAGCAGGCTCAGGTATTATAAATGTTTTTGAAAAAAGTCATGGACGATCGACAGATGACACCGTTAGATTTAGAGGGCCTATTTGGACAAGTTCAGATGCAGATGCTTATCAAAACCCAGTGGGTTTTGATGGTGTTACAGGAGCGAATTTAGCAAAAGCCGCTGGCTACTCGATCACCGTTGGTACGCGAGATTCGAGCGGCACGGTTACGAATACCAATGACTATTATCACTTTACTGTAGATACGAGTACTGCTACAGCTGGAGGACTATCAGGAGGAGGCAATAATTGTTCGGCTGGTCCGGCAACTTTAGAGGCATAATATGGCAGGATTTACATACTCAACACTTACAACAGCAATTCAGAATTACACGGAAGTAGGAACTTCAGTACTATCCAGTACGATTACCGATCAATTTATTGACAATTCCGAACTTAGAATTTTAAGAGAAATACCTATTGACGCTGATCGAAAGGAAATGATTGGCAATTTAACAGCTTCGAAAGATAATGTTTATGCTCCTGCTGGAACCTTATTTGTTAGAGATCTTCAAGTTTATACTTCAACATCGGTTGCGACAGGAGCCAATAGCTTTTTAATCAAGAAAGATATTAGCTATCTTAGAGAATATGATGCCGCTGAAACAACGACAGGAACACCCAAATATTATGCGATGTCGGGAGGAGCGGAAGGAACTGGAGCAACGTCTTCAGGACGAATTACCGTTGTGCCGACACCTAGCTCAGCTTTTATGTACAAAATTCATTACAACGCTAGACCGGTCGGACTGAGTTCAGCGAATACGACAACTTATTTAAGTCTTAACTTTGGCAATGGATTATTATATGCATGTCTCGTAGAAGCCTTTAGCTATTTAAAAGGTCCACAAGATATGCTACAACTTTATGAACAAAAGTATCAAACCGAAGTACAGAAGTTTGGTGCAGAACAATTAGGTCGAAGAAGACGAGACGACTATACGGATGGAGAACCTCGTATACCCGTTCCGGCTCAGACACCGTAAGGAGGAATAATGGGTGATATTTCAATAAAAGGTAGAAGTCCACTTGTAAAAGGTGGAAGAGTAGGATTTAAACAAGGTGGCGCTTATGGTCCTTTAAGAGGTACTACTGCAGGAGGAGTTGCAAAAGCTTTTCGTGGAAAAGCAGGTTTTAAGGAATCGCAAGCTTTACAAAAGAAAATATTAAAAACGAAAACGCAACGAAAACAAGATACTGCAGATCGTATAAAAAAATTTGAACATGCAGGACCTCATGAGCAAAAAGTAATCACAAAAAGAATACTGGGACAAAAGACTAAAAAAGGAGATCGTACAAAAGCT